TACTACGTTCTCATCGTTCTGTACCGCGTTTAGTACTTGCACGTTAGGTGGCGGTGTTAGCTTGCCTAGAACTGTATGGATAGTGCTAGAAGTCCAAGGCGAGAACAATCCATTTTTTACGCCACGAGCTTGTACTTCGTACTGGACACCTTCGTCTACATTAAAAATAGACTGGCTATTTGAGGATACAGGCTCTAATGTCTCAAAGCTGCTGTCTCCAACTGCCCTGAACCTAAGCTGTGTTTTCTGATCCCAACCCGGAAATGAGCCTAGAACCGTCTCTACTAGCATCCTTACCCGAAGTGACCCGTCATCATCTACGTACATCACCTCTTCGCTAGAGTTGATGCTTTCTATCCCGGGTTGCTTGGGTGAAACTCTGTCAGCGTCTACAAAATCTGTAATAACAGGGTCAAACTGAGGAATTGGGCCTGTTAAGGCATCAAGGACATCAGGTGCCGCTGGCACACAAGTTACACTAGCTGCTAGTTCCCCTTGTGGCTCAATAGCAGATACCTTTACATCAATGGATTCTTTCCCAGAAATGCCAAAAATAACAAGGTCATCTTCTTCTGCGCTTGGAGTTGCTGAGTCTAAAGTAAGAGTTTTGTTTGTCGCGCCTCCGCTAGGCGTTGCCCCGACTGTGCTGATAGTGCCATCTTTGTGCTGTATTTTTACAGCATAATTTTCCCCGCTATCGACAACAACTTCATCTAACTCTATGATCGTGTCAGACTGAACATTCTTTATCCTTCCTGACGCGATGCCAACAAGAATAGTGTCATATTGAATTGTAAGAAGATCGCCACGCTTGTAGCGTAAATGCTGCACGTCCTGATTGAATGTGTAGCGCTCTGGACGCAATCGCTGTTGAGCAATATGAAAACGAGCATACTTAAATGCTTGGTCAGGGTCAGTTACACCTTTTGCTTCAAGTGTCTCAAACTCAGTTGCATTACTTTCGTCAAACCCATCATCAAACACAAGACGCTCTGTGTTTTGATACGTATTCCCGTCAATAAACCTGACACGCAAGCCTTCTGGAACATCGACGTTAACTAGCTCAAAAGAGAATCCGTAGGAGTTCCTAGGACTAATCACCATCTTAGGCAACGTCTGCGCTGTGTCGCGCACAATCGTTACCTTAGAATCAGGGCTGAACGCCCAAGATGCCAAGCCTGCTGATGCTACCTCTGATGCACGAGTAAGTGTCGTGCCACCAGCATCAAACACACCGTTATACTTGAACCCCTCTGTATCACAGAAGTTTGCCCATTCAGTAAGAGCATCTGTATCTAGGTCTGATTTAGGAAGCGGCCTGCGGTTAGCTGTTCCAGTCCAAATGTCTGCGTATATCCAAGCCGGATTATTTGTAGGCTGCTCAACCCACTGACTGCCATTGTATACTGGGAGGACTGACGTGGCTTCAATAGACAAGTCATCAACACGACCGTTTAACTGATTGGTCGCCTTAATCCGAAGCGACATCACGATCGTATTCTCTACATCAAATGCTTGAACTGATCTAATCGTGCGTAAGGCACTCCAAGAAAAGTTATTTGCTATTGCATTAGTAGCAGAGTGCTCTGTTCTAAGACGTGTAACACGAATATCGTATTGTCCACGAGAAGGGAAGTTTATTGTAAGCCCTTCTCTAACAGTCTCTTTTTTGGTAGAAGATATGACAAACTCTTCTTGAGCAACCGTAAACGCAGTCGTTCCGACTTCACGGAACTCAATTTTCCAGAAAACTTTTGCATTTCGGGTCTTTCCTTCATCATTTACTGAGTAAAGGCGGCCGCCGAAGTCAATGCTTGCGCTGTCAGCATCAGGTTGAGTTGTCCTGATTGCAGAGATGTTTTCTACCTTTACGCCGTTTCCATTAAGCTCATCTTCATTAGTAAAACCTGTCGTGAACCCAGTGCTGTCTTCTATAATCTGGTCTGTATACAGAGTCATCTGGTCTGGGTTACCTATCTCAAACTGAACATCTTCTAGCTCATTGATGGCAGTCTCGCCAATTCGCACAGGCACACCAGATAAAGAAGTATTTTCATCAATAATAGGACGGCCCGGCCCTACAGTGACTCCACCGATCTCTAAAGGCCCATAGCCTAAGCAGACTAACATGCGAATGTACTGATCTTCACCAAGAACTTCGCTGTAAGGGCGAGCCGTCATCGGTATAGGAGGGAATATCTTAAAGGTGCCATAGAGGCGGGGTATAGGCTTAAAGGCAGCTAACCTATTAGTCACGCCAGTCAAGGATTCAAGCCTGTTGAATGACTCAGAGTCGTAACTAGGCATATCGGGCATTTGAGGCGGGATAAGAGCGTTTACCGCCATTTGCCCAGCCATGCTTATGCCTGCAACAGCAGCATTGAATAAAAGTGTTCCTTTTGTCAGCCCCATTGCTGTAGCAGCATAGGGAGCAGCGATAGCGATTCCGATTGTAGCGATAGCCCTAACAATGTCAGAGCCTACTGCCTCAGTGACCTCCTCTACTACAGAATCAACACCGTCTGTAACGGCATCAGCGGCGTCGTCCCTGTTTTCGTCATCTTGTGGTATCGGCCAAAGAACAAGATGTGTGTTGTCTTTTGCTCGAACAAGTCGGTGTAGTTCGGGTGCGATCTCTCGACCATTCAACAATGCAAGCACAGAATCCGTGCCAGCTATCTCGTAGATAGACTGATTAGGCTCTACTTCTGCGTGAACCCAATCTGGCTTCAGAGGGTGTCTACTTGCTTGTACAGTAACGCTCATTGAAAACCCTTATATCGGTAGAACCCTTCTATTCTATCTTTCCAGCGCATCAAGTTATATTCTTCAATGCAACTGTTAGATTTTCTGCTGTAGTTGTGCAGCATAAGCCCTTCGCCTATGACTACACCTATGTGCCAAGGTCGGGAGCGAATAATAACAACATCTCCCTCTTGTGGATCGCTTACTTCAAAACTTTTTTCTGCAAGATTTTTCCTAACAACAGCAGTTTTATCTCTGCTATCTGCCTCTTCTGGCAGTCCGAACTCTGGCTTACCTAAATCTACCCCGTAGACTTCTTTGAATACTTGTGCAACTAGCTTGAAACAACCGTGCGGTCGTTCATAGTCTATGCCGATAAAATCTTTGTATTTACTTAGAGACATTGCTTGGCGTAAATTGATCTTTAGGGAATGCGTCGTCAAGCGCCCCTTTTAGGATAGATGCGTCTAGGCTTATGACTGTGCCAGACCCACCAGATACACCTTCTAGCTCAAAAGTCACTGGCCCAAACTCAACACTGTTTGGCGTTGATGCAAGAATAACCTCATAAGTTATTTTTGCTCTTTCTCTTTTGCCTGCAAGGCTTCTCAGGGCAACAATCACTCGCTGGTCTACTGCATCCGCACTAATCTTTATAGATGGTGGTTTGCCTTCTTGCTGAGTTGATGCAGAAACACCAAAAGGGAATCTCTGAAAAGTTCCAGAAGAACGAATGATATCTTCGGTATTATTTACAAGCCTTAAAGTAGAAAAGCTAGAATGCGATATAGTCAAACACTGCAAAAAAACTTGTGATGTTGCAGAGGAAAGAACAGCTTGTAAAGCCCCTTGAGAAAGTGCCATTACGGTATCAACTCCAATTCTAAATTAACGCCGTATATTTCCCCGTCAACTGCACCTAGAGTTGGCGCCTTGCTTGCTAAAAATCTAAATGTTGCAGGATTTCTTGTGATAGGATGCACCCAATCAAACTCAATACTACCCATTGCAAGTGTGTTTTCCCAGAAATCAAAAAGAGTTTCAAACTGAGTTTCTGTGAGATACATTCGACCTGATACAGGCTGTACAGCAGCAGTGAATCTGCGGCGCTGGAAAGCCTTTCCTGTGGACATGCTTGTTCTAATTGATCCAACAGGAGGTCTTATTGAGAAACCGGTCTGGTGAAACTTCTGGGGTAATGATGCAGGCCAAGTTGCCATAGGTTAAAATCTCCCTTGCCTTGTACCACCGTGCCTGCGGAACATGCCATCAAGTTGACCTTGAGAGTCAAGGCGGTCAATACTGCTCTTGACCATCAAATCAATGTTTGTTTCTCCGTTAGGAGACTTCCTCACAGATTGACTTTGTACACTGAGAGGCTCTCCACCTTCATTGATGATGTTGACATTTACGTTAGGAGCACCACTCATTTCAGTGTTAGGGATAATTCTGCCATCTTGTCCCGGGACAAACAGCTCAGGCCCACGCTCACCAACTAGATGTGCTTTATTACTAAATACGTTTCCACCGTTAGCTGCTGGCGGGCCAATTCCTCTAACAGTTGGGGGCGCTCCACCACCAATAGATTGAGTTCCCGGGCCTCCTGTAAATAAAGAAGGTATAGCAGTTGTAGCAAAGTCAGTAAGACTTTTTGCAAGAGGATCAGCAATTTGTTGTTGAACAATAGTCCTAGCAATCTGCCTAGCAAGAGAGGCAAAGGCGTCTGACAAAGACTCAACATCCATAATCACGTCTGTGATTGAGGTAGAGAGGTCGCCTCTGATAGCGTCTGCAATTTCTTTTGCATCACGCTCAATCTTGCTCATTGGAGCTTCAAGAGTCAGGAACTGTCTCTCAAGGTCAGCAACCTCATCACTAGCATTGCCGAATTCAGGAGCTGTTTCTTCTTGAAATCTCCTGTTTAGCTCCTCACGAGCCATGGCCGCTTCTCTAGCCGTCAAGATTTCTTCTTCAAGAGCAGAGTCTACTAAAGCAAGCCCATCTAAGTACTCTCTAAACGCTCTTCGTTCAGGAAAAAGGTCTTCCATCAAGTCACGAGCATCGTCTAGAACCTCAGAATGATCTTCTGCGGCATCCTTTGCTTCTTGCAAAGCGTCTCTTTGCTCTTGTATTTTTTTTGTAAGCTCTGCATAGAACTCAGTATTCTCTTCTAGCTCAGATCGGCGATTCTTTAGCTCACGAATTTGCTGTTTTAGAGTCGCTACAGATTCTTCACCAAAAGTGATGTTAAAGAAACCTCTGTCTTCTTGCCTTTCTTGTGCTTCCTGCAATTCATTTTGAAGAGCTGCCAACTCTTTGCTCTGACGGATAAATTCGCTAAAGTCTGGGCCAGCCAAAGAGCGTTGGTATTCTAAAGAAGCAATCGATGTATCAATAAAGCCCTTTTGAAGACCCTCAATCTCTGCTCTAAGATTAGCAGTTTTGTGCTCAGCATCTTCTGAACTATCGCTAAACATCTTGTATGCTGCGACTGTGCCAGACACTAAAGCCAAAGGCCAGATAATTCTAGAAATAGATGCAGCCAAGGCATTGCTGCTAGCAACTGCTACGGCGGTAAGGGCGTTATACCCTCGTAAAGAGGTGTTGGCTACATTCAGGCTTCCTGCCATCGTAAGCAGATTTGCAGATGAGGTAGCAACTCGCTTAGCAAAAAGACCTATACCAATGCTTGCAAGAACCTTGCTCAACTGAATAAGGTGGTCAAGATTATCTGCGATAATTCGCATGAACTCAGAAATCGATTGAACAATAGTGTCAAAAGACTTCTGGAACTGGCTTGAGCCTACTACGATTGCTAACTCGTTTATAGCAGAAGAGGCTCCGGGCAAGCCTTGGTCTTGTGCTAAAAGATCAAAGAATGAGTTACGAAGCCTGTCTACAGAAGCAGCCAAACGATCAGCCTGTTGGGTCGCCTCTCTTCCAAAGACTTTTGAAAGCTCTCTACCAAATTTAGGCAATACTTCATCTGACAGAAGCTCGCCATTCTCCATCATTTTAAAGAGCTGCTGAGTGGTTACATCGAGAGATGCAGCCATAATCTGAATAGAACCCGGCATACGCTCACCAAGCTGCTGCCTAAGTTCCTCAGCAGACACTTTGCCTTTAGACATCATCTGCTGGAGCGCCATCATAGCGCCTTCGGCTTGTGGAGCAGTAAGGCCCATAGCACGAGATGCTTCAGAGATACCCGTGAATATAGTCCTAAGTTCTTTACTAGTAATAGAAGTTCCGCGAGCGGCAGCAGAGAACTGCGCCATCTGCTTCGCTACAGCGGGGAAGAAAAGCCCAAGTCGTTCTGCCTCTTCTCGAATAAATCCTAATTGCCTAGAAGCTGCTTGACTGCTGCCTGCGGCAACTCGCATCGTAGCTTCAATGTTGTTAAGTTGTGTAGTAGCCTGACCAATTTCTCTGGCAAGCCCAATAAAAGTAAGGCCACCTATACCAGCGGAAAGAAGACCAAGCATCCGCGTCAATTTTCGCGAAGAATTTGCCATCTTATTTGTGGCTTTAGTGGCCTGCTCTGTTTGTTTTTCGTAGCCGTCTACTTTACGCCCAGTTGATTGAGCTTTTAAACCCAAATCGTTTAGCGCACGAGTGGCTTTTTCAACCTGCCTCGCGTCTACCTCAATCTGTATTCTGCCGACTTCTGCCACTTCGCTTTTTCCTTCTATTGGATAGAGCCTTGAATTGGCTACTAACCTTATCTGCGATTTTGTCTCTGTCTAGTTCATCAGGATCAACCCAAGGTGGAGGACAGTTATTCTCCTTGGCCTTGTGCATCTGATCCAAGTAGGCAGTGGATAGGTGTCTTAGTGCGTAGACTTCTTGAGGTTCAAGCTCTAATCCCATAAGATCAGACCAAGACTTTATGTTGGCCCAAGTTAGGGCTTCTGCG